GCTATTGCCAATATGCTAGATCCTGGGCAACGTGGCGCTGCCCAAGGTGGAAACATAGGGCAACGTTCGCTCTTAGGTGCTCCAGTAAAGACAGTGACTCCAACTGGATTTGTGCGACAAACTCCTGCTGAACGTGCAGCGATAGCTGCGTCTGCACCGACTATGGGCGGGTTAGAATCTGCTGGTATTAATGCTGCTATTGCTAGAGCTACTCAACCCCAAGGTGGGTTAGGTGCTTTAGAGGGTGAAACTGCGGCACGGCAACGACCTCGGACAACAGGTAGTCGTGGTGGTTTTGAGTTAGCTGATGCTTTAAGCATTCTTGGCGTTGATCCTAATGCTGGAACTGGGACTCCAACTTCAGTTGTTCCGACGGTTCCGACGGTTCCGACGGTTCCGACGGTTCCGACGGTTCCTATAGTTCCTATAGTTCCTGATGTTCCTACAGCGCCTGCTCCTGTGCCTGTAAGCGACACTATTCGTTCTTTATATGGCGAACTTTCTACTCGTGATTTCAGCAACATGATTCGTAACATGATGGCTGAACGAGAAGCAAACCTACGTGGTTTGAATCAACAATCAGTTGATCAGCTTGCAGCGAATGTGTTGCGTCGCACACGTCAGATTGGTGACATTAAAACTGCTTTGGAAACAGAGCTTGGTGTGTTAGACGCTGACCGTGCTGGTGTGCAGCAAGGTCTTGTAGATGCTGTTGCTCTTCGGGCGCAAGAATTACAAGCTAACACTGACGCTAGTTTGGCTGCTGCTCGTGCGGGGCTTGGCGATCAAGTCACTGACGAGTTTGAGAAGATTGCTCAGATTGTGGGTTCTCAGGCTGCGTCGCAAGCTACGTCATCGCAGGATGCGATGGCTCGCTTGGCTCAGGTTGCAAATATGGCTGCTGCGGAGCGGTTGGCCGCTCCTGCTGAATTGGCTTCTGAAGCAGAACTAGCTTTAGGGGATGATCAGTTCGCATACAGTCAAGCGTTGCAACAGAATCTAAGTGAAGCGTTAGCTGGTTTGGATGCTGAAGAAGCTGAACGTGTTCTTGGTGAAGCGATGCGTCAAGAAAACTTTAACATTGGTCGAGATCAGCGAATGATTGAAGCTCTTGTTGGTGATCTTGTGCGGCAAGATACGCAAGCGTTTCAGGCTGGGCAAGCCCAGTTGGGTCGTGATTTCCAAGGAGAACAAGCGCAACTTGGCCGTGATTTTTCTGCCGAACAGTCTGCTCTTAGTCGTGCGTTTTCTGCTAATCAGTCTGCTCTTAGCCGTGCGTTCCAAAGTTCTGAACGTCAAGCTAGCCAAGCATTTAAAGCTGCTCAAGCTGACATTGCTAGGGCTGCGGAACAAGACGCACAAGCTATTAAGTTGGCTGCTTCGCAAGCAGCAGCCCAAGCTGAAGCTGCTGATGAACAAACTGCGGCTGATCTTTACAAAGTTGATGTTGCTCTTTGGCGACAAATGACTGGTTCAGAACGTCAAGCATTGCGTGAGGATTGGATAGAAACGCAAAGACTTGCTGGTGTTGGTCAAGAAGCATTCCCAATGGGGACTATGCAAAATCTTCAGCAAAAGTATCCGAAACTTAGTCCTGAATTCTTTGTGCATGTGAATGCAATGTTGGGTATTGATACCTTGAACGTTGAAGAAGATGATGCTGCTAAGAAACGAGATGAGTACCTGAAGGGACTTCGGACTACTGATGCGTTTGGCGCTAAAGGTTTGACTGTTGATGAGACTTCTATTATTGATCAGTTGTATAGCGAATTAGCTACTGATGTATCAGCGGTAGAAGAATCAGCACGATTAGCTCGTAATGCTCAACAACTGGAAATGTCGAGTATAGGTAGACGTAGATAAAGAGGCTTCATGGCAGTATCGACCAGTCGGAGCCGCATATCCGAGATTCTTGGGACTGATAGTAAACCTAAGGTTTCTTCTACTCCCGAGACTGGTTCTCGTGTAGCTCAGATTTTGGGGGTTGACACTCCTGAAGCTGCGCAACAAGCGTTGTATAGGCCCGCTGTTGGGCCGACTACTTATGATTGGGTAGAAGAAGGTTATATAGATTCTGCTACTCCTGGGTGGCAAAAGGCTTTAGCTTCTGGACCTGTAGGCGGTTTCTTTAACGTTATTCAAAAACCTTTGTCTTTAGGTTCTTCGCTTGCTAAAGAATCTATTGATTTGGCAACAGGTCAAGGTTTTAGTTTTAACGATTTGCGTCAGCAATATAACGACAATTATACGTTTGGTCGTTTGTTGCATGATTACGACATTCTTCAGAATCGTGATAGTGGTTGGCAAAAGTTTGGTGCAGCTTCGTTAGGGTTTCTTGGCGATGTTGCGCTTGATCCTTTGTCTTATCTTGGAATGGTTGGGAAAGGTGCTGCGTTTACTGCGAAGCTTGCCACTGGTGGCGCTCGTGGTATTTCTCGTAAAGCTGTAGCTGAGAACTTAAAGAAAGTTACTTTGGGTGCAATCACTCGTTCTGCTGGTGATGATGTTGCTCGTGGTCTTGGGGATAATGCTTTTTTGGAGCTTGGCGACAGGCTTGCTCGTGGAGAAGCTGGTCGTTTTGGTCAGATGCAGTTACGTCAGGGTAAAGCTGGTGGCTGGGAATTAGATGTTTTTGCAAAGATTGGTGATGATGCAGCAGAAGAAGTAGTCGTTAGTACTACGAAGATTGGTAAATCTATTTCTGATGAGATTACTGATTTTTTTGAGATTTCTTCTAAGGCTGCGCAAAGAGGTGCAAGTTTTATTGACGGTGATGAGATGCGCCGTGCTGCGAACTTTGTTGCTCAGAGTGGGATAGATAAAGCTGGTCGTTCTTCGGCTGACAATGTGGCGGCTGCTGTTGAACGTAGTGTCAACAGAGCCGTTCGTGAGCTTGGTGAAGATGCCACAGATGATGTTATTAGGGAAACTATTGAACGTGTAACTCGTGAGGCTACTGAAGAAGCTAGTGCTGCTCATAGAGCGTTTTTGACTGCTGATGAAGCAGTAAAAATGAAGTTGGGTATTGGTTTGAAGGTTCCTGGTACTGGACCTATTGGTCGTGCTTTGCGTATTGCTGATCCAATTACTAATGCTATTAACAAAGTGACTCGTGCGGGTGTTCAGGCTCCTGTTGGTATTCGTTTTATGACTTCGGAAACTCCGATTATTGGCAAACTTGCGATGAGTTTGCCTCGTGGGGTTCGTGGTGCTGTTAATAGGGCTGGTGTTTCTAAGGTTGGGAATGCTTTAGTAGGTGGACGCTTACAGGATTTGAAGCGGACGTTGCGCAGTACTGATGATGCTGTTCTTATTCAGCAAGGTAAACGTGTTATTCATTCTGTAGCTCGTGGTAACTCTAAAGGTAAGTACGCTAAAACGCAGATGCTTCAAAAGCTTCGTCTTATTACTGAGGCTATTGAGGATGCAGGTGCCGATCCAGCGATGGTGTATCACGCTGTTGGTGGGGATGAGGCGGCAGCTAGGGAATTAGCTGTTCTTGATAATTCGTTGTTGAATACTGTGCAGGAAGGTATTGAAGATCTTCGTGTTATGGCGAATGAAATGGGTGGTTCGGAGTTTCTTTCAAGCGTAGATAATTACGTTCCTCGCCAGTTGACTGATAAAGCTAGGAAGGCAATTCAGAAATCGTTGGCAGCGAGTGGAAGGTATTCCCAAAGAACCCATAGAGGTCGTGGTAAGTATCAGCCGACTGGTCCTGAACTTCGTCGTTCGTATCTAGATCAAAAAGCTTTTCGTGAAGCAGCAGAAGCTAAGGCTGCTGCGGATGGTATTTCTGTAAAAAAAGCTGGAGACTTATTAAAACAAAGTGGCGAAGCAACAGACGAGTTTTTTGGTGAGACTTTGCTTACACCTAAGTCTGTTGATCCTCTTACTGGTGAGGTTGCTGGGTCTGTTGAAAAGCAAATAGCTGACATTATTGAACGTAATGGTGGCGATTATGCTTTGTTCGTTGATGACATCAACATAGCTCTTCGGGGTTGGGTTGATCAGGTTGCTCCTCGGGTTGGTGAAACATACACGCAAACGCTTTTAACTGAAAGCGGTATTTTGCAGCATCGTTTTGTTGAGTACGTGCGGTTGCCTTCTGCGGAAGCCAAAGCTGCTTCTGTTAAATTGTTGAAAGCTGAAGAAGATTTTGCTGCCCGTCAAGCAGGAGTTATTCGTGCTGCTTACGAAGTGCAATCTGCTGTAGGCGCTCAACTTGATGTTGCGAAAATGACGTTGCGTCGTCAAGAAGAGTTAGCTGAGGAAGCTCAACGTGCTTTAGATATTGCTCGTCGTGAAGAAGATGAGTTGTTTGCTAGCAAGTCTGTTGAAGAACAACGTGTTCTTTCTTTAGATCAGCAAGAACGAGAACTTCAAAGTGTTTTGGATCAGGTTGAAGGACGTTTGCCTGAAACAGAAGGTGACGAGCTTGTTCGGTTAGAAGCTCAACGTCAAGATTTGTTGAAGCAATTAAATCTTATTCGTGGAGATCAAGGTCGTTTTAGGTGGGCCTATGACACGATTGCTTCTGCTACTGGTCAGAAACTGTGGTTAGAAAAAGCTATTCGTGAAATCTTTGGTTCAGGTGAAAACTTTACAGCGTTTAGTCGGGAGTTTAGTAACACCGATGTAAGCGATCCTTCGTTTGACATTACTCAAACTTTTGTTGCTCCTGATGGTACTGAGATAGTTGTTCAAGATGCTGTTGGTTTTGCTGATGGCATTTTGGAACGTGTAGATGCTGAAGGTTATGGCCTTTGGATGGGAGTTGAACGAGACATAGATCTTGTAAATCTTAAAGTTGCTGCTAATAACCCGTTTAACAAAATCGATTACATGCGTAATCGTATTAATGATGAGCTTCAAAGTGCGTTAGATGTAGCTAATGGGTATAAAGAAGTAACTGGTGATGAGGTGTTGCTTCCAACTCCTCAGAATACGTTGGAAGCTCAACAAGAGTTAATTGCTGTTGTTGATGATGCTATTGAGGCTGGCCAACCTACTACTGGTGGATCTCTTGGTGTTGTGTTTGAGGGAATGGAAGATGAGTTAGCTGTCTATTATGCGGTTAATGAATTTCCCACCATCGGTCCTGCTGCTGCTAGTGAAGCTGATTGGAAAGCTATTACGACACAAATCGAAGAAAAGATAGGTGGTCGCATACAGGACTTGGCGGCAGAGATAGAACTGCGTGGTAGTCAGTTAAATCTTTCTTACACTGATCGTGTTGGACGAGAGCAAACTTTGACTGTTGCTGATTACGTTTTTTTAAAGCAACGTTTGAATGCTATTGAAACTGCTAAAGCTACTCATCAATTTAATTTGCGGCATGTGCGTCCTGGGATTGACGAGATGAGACTTGTTGAAGGTCCGTCTGGGACAAATCCTGGTGGAGTGTACGAAGATCAAGCTGGCAATCGTTATTACGCTAAACAATATAACGAGGTAGAAGAAGATTTTTATGGTGAGCCGACTGCCATGTATGACGAGGACGGCGATGTTATTGCTTCTCCTCGTCGTGCTGCTGGTGAAGTATTGGCTAATGCTTTTTATCGGGAGTTAGGTTTAGGAGCACCTAACTCTTACATGTCTATAGGTAACGATGGCAGCACATGGCATGTGGCTCCAATGATTCAAGATTTTGCAACTGTGCAATCTACTTTTATGGACCCTGCTGAGTTGTTGGTTTGGACTGATCCTGTTACTGGTTTGCAAAGGTTGGGGAATCAAGGAGCGGTACCTCAGGGGGTTGTAGCTAGACCGTTTCAAGAGATAGCCGAAGAGGGCTATATGGCTGATGTTGTGTTGGCTAACTGGGATGCTGCTGGAATGCAGTATGACAACGTTGGTATAGCTCCTTATCATTTAGAAGAAACTTCTGTTGTTCGTATTGATAATGGTGGAGTGTTTGGTTATCGTGCGCGAGGTTTACCTAAAGAAGAAACTGGTTGGAGTTATAGGTCTCTTAGCGAGTTAGAAGATTTAGCTAATCCTTCTATGAATCCGTTTGCCGCTGGCATGATTGGTGATTATGGAGGAATGGATACTGCTTCTCAGCAGATAGAAAAGATTCTTGCGTTGAGGGCTAGGTATAACGGGTTTGAAGATTTTGTTCGTCGTCATGCAGGTGAATTAGATAATGACGACATAGCTTATTTTGCTGATTTTCTTGAGGTTAGGACTCAAGCGTTAGCTGAACAGTTCAATAAGCCTTTCCATGAGGCTGGGTCTGAAGAGTTAATGAAAGCTGGGTTAGCTTCAAGAGGGTATTCGCCTACAGCCGTTGAGAATGCTTTTTCGGGTGTTACTTCTGCTGAGATTGCTTCTGGGGTTACGCCTGATGGTGTAGCAACACTTAATCACGGTTCATCAGGTGGTGGTGTGCAAAATGTGTGGGGCGGTTATGGCGATTTACAGTCTGGTTGGGGAGACTATTGGGCTTTGAACGCTACTCCTGGGAATATTAAATATGGTTTAGCAGGCGGCGATACTTACAATCTTGAACTTGATGTTCCTATGGGTGGGCAAAGTGTAAAGATTTATGGGTTAGATAGTAAGCAGCAAGATTTAGCAGCGCAGTTAGCTGTTCAGATGGCTGTTGAAACTGATCCAGAAAAAGTTACTTCGATTGCTATGAGGTTGAATTCTTTAGTTGAACTTGGTCGTGGTGCTGAAGCTATTCGGCCTGGGCTTACTTCTGAAAACGCATTTGTTGTGGATCAAGTTGCAAGAGTAATGAACTCTGATAGAGAATTTTTAGTTCAATACATAGATCAACTTGAAGAAGCATCTAAAACTATTTCTTATGTTGAAGCAAGCGACACAGGTTTTACTAGAACTGATGCTGGCATTTTTCAAACAAATGTGTTTGAACCTTTGCGATTAGCTTTAGCTTTAAGCAATTTTAATCCACCTAATGTTTCTCCTGCTTATGAACAAATTGTTGGTCAATTAAATCGTTTACAAGGCGAAGATCTTGTTGAGTTTGCAGTGGTGATGAGTCGCAAACATGGCGGTGTTGGTCAATTAGAAGATGTTGATGGGTTCTTAAATAAAGCTTTAGAGTATTTTTCTGAAATTAATCCTGACTTAAATCCTGATGTAATTGACAGAGGAAAATTAGTTGCTGGTGTTTCTTTTGAAAAGAAAAAGAACTTTAATTATGTAGCAAATTTTGCAACAGGTTTTGATTCTTTAGTTCATAAAGGTTCTTTGTTTCCTAGAGTTGATGTGCCTACGGGTTCAAAGATTGTTCCAACTGCTATGGAAACAGTTGAAGATGTTGTAATTGGAGATCCTTTAGAAGCAACGCTTGGACGAATGTATGTTGATTTTATAAGTAAATACACAACTTCTTTATCTGTTGATGGTTATACATCTGTTGCGTGGATGAACCACGAAGCATTTAATGACGTTATAGGGGCATACGATGGAGCAAAACAAGGCACTAAGTTTTGGCCTAATTTTCTTGTAACAGATCCGTTAGCTATTAACTATAAAGGTGGTCGTTTTATTGACAGCGGTGACGTAGGTCCCCTTGACATAGATTACGAACAGACTTCCGATTTTGTAGGCGCTACTAAATTCCTTGAAGATCAAGCAAAAAACATTAATGAAAACTTTCCTTCTCTTTATCCGATTGTGGATGATTTGCCTGAAGGTGATGCATTAGAAGAAATTGTGATGCAACGTTCGCAAATTGTGTCTGATTTAGAGTTAGCAAAGGGAGACTTTGAGCAAGCTGACGCAGCGTTTAAAGCTGCTCGGGAAAGAACTGTTGCTGCTGCTGAAACTGCTGATCAGAGGTTAGCGGAAGCAGAAACAACTCGTGTTATTACTGGCTATTTAGACGCTAACGCTGTTCAAGTTGACGAAGCTGTAGACACTCTTAATAGGTTGGGTGTCGGTGAAGGTGTAAGTCTTTACGATATTGCTGATGATGATTTAATCGCTATGAAGTTAGCGACCAATATTTTGATTGAAGCTGACGGCCAGCGTATACGCATGGCGTTAGAAGAAATGGAAGATGGTGCTGACGGGTGGTTTGATTTGCTTAGTTCAACGGCAGAACAACGAACTGAAATTCATAGGATCGGCAACAGAGAAGAAGTGTTAGAAGCAGCTTTTTCTACTGGAATGAAACCTATTGGAGCTATAGCTCAAGGGCCACCAAACATTGTAGAAAGCATGACTGCTGCTGAACGCTTTGTTGCCCGTGGGGGCGCTAAAGGGTTCTTCCGCAAGTACGACAAGTTACATAACTTGTTGCGTGCTTACATGATTGCCAAGCCTGGGTTCCACGGCAGAAACTTTATGTCAGGTGTGTTTATGAACCACCTTGCTGGCATGAACTGGTCGTCGTATCGCAGGTTTATGCGTGCGTATTGGAAGTTCCAAGAAGAAGAAGCGATGCGTTTGGGTATGCCTGATAGGGCATCCAAGATGCGTAAAGCTATGCGTGCTCGTGGGATTAATCCAAACAATGTAAGCGCTGAACATGTTGATTATGTGCGTGAGCTTGCTGAAACAGGAGCTTTGGGGGCGGCTGGTGCGCAGGTTGCTAGCGAGTTTGTGGATACTGCTACTGCTGCTGGAAGTCGTAAAGGGGTAAAGATTGCAGGCAAGAAAGTTAATTTGCTGAAAGCAATGAACCCTGCTTCTTCAGAGAATTTGCCTTTGAGATTGTCAAGAAATTTTGGTATGGCTACGGAAACTTTTTTGCGTGGTTCGTTGGGGTTTGATGCTTTGTATAAGGGCGGGTCTGCTGACGAAGCTTTTGACAATGTAATGAAATTTCATTTCGATTATGACGATTTGTCTGATTTGGAACGGAATGTAATTAAGAAGGTTGTTCCGTTCTATACGTGGACTCGGAAGAATATGCCTTTGATGTTTGAGATGGCTGCTCGTCGTCCTGTTGTGTTCAATAGGTACATGTCGTTTAAGAAAGAAATGGAGTATGGGCAGGAACGTGCGAAGGTTATTCCTGAGTGGATGCAACGTCAGGGAGCTATACAGACGCCGTTTAAGTATGACGGGGAGAATATGTTTATTCTTCCTGACATGCCGTTCAAGGCTCCGATGGAGCTTCTTGAGCCGTCATTAAGGTTCACTACTGAAGATAGTGTTATGGATCGCATACAGATTGCTTTGGGTTCTTTCGGTACGCAAGTTACACCGTTGATCAAAGCACCGTATGAGTGGAAAGCTAAACAGAATCTTTGGAAGGGTTACAACTTTGATGGGAAGTATGAGGTTGTTCCTCGTGCCTATGCAAAAGTTCCTTTCTTAATGGAGTTGTTGTCGTTGCCTGGGATTGCAGGGAAAAACAATCAGGGGCAATGGGCTATGAAAGATTATGAGCTTCACGCTATGGCTCAGTTAATGCCTACGTTGTCTGATTTGCGTCGGTTGTTCCCTGATGAGGAGCGTTATCAGAAGCGTGCTGTGTCTACTTGGATTTCGTTTATGTTTGGTGCGGGGTTGCGCACGAATACTAAATGGGAACAGCAGATGGAGCTTCAGTCTCGCATGTATGAAATGCGAGATGAAATAAAACAAGAACGTTCTTTGGCAGGGGCAAGGCTGTAGGGACGAACTACCCTATAGGTATGCAGTTCATTTCTCGTGCCGAGTGGGGGGCCATTGACTCTGGTAAGAAGTTAAGCGAATTTCGCCGTGTCCCTGTAGGTGTTGTTGTTCATCATACGACTGGTTCTGGTTCCGCCCCTTGGGATCGTATTCGTCAGCATGACAAGTATCACGTTAAGACTCGGGGCTGGCGGTCTATTGCTTACAACTGGTTGGTTTCTGGTGAGACTGGCGAGATCTTTGAGGGTCGTGGGTGGAAGCAGGGTGCAGCTACGAAAGGGCATAACTCTAATACCACTTCCATTTCTTACATTGGTTCGGGTGACGATCTAACTGAGAAGGGAAAGGAGGCGATCCTTACCGTTGTAGAGGCAATGCGGAAAGAGTATGGCGACCACTTATGGGTCAAATGTCATAGAGATTTCGGCACCACATATTGCCCTGGGGACGGTCTAGCGGACTGGATTACATCTGGGATGCCGATGACGGGAACGCCTACTGCTCTTGATTGGGATGTTCGTATGGAAGAGATGGAATCTTTAGGGGTAGATTTCCGTCGCAAGCCTTTGCACCGTGGGTCTAAGGGTAAGAACGTGGCTACTTTGCAGGCACGTTTGAATGAACGCATCAACGCACAGCTTGTGGTAGACGGCATATTCGGGCGAAAAACCCAAAAGGCCGTTTCCGAATTTCAGGCCAATTTTCCGATACGGCGGGATGGGGTCTGTGGTCCTGTAACTTGGCGTTATCTGTGGTTTGTCTAAGGAGATATTTTGTTTAATTTAGATTTTTTGAGAGATTGTTTTGAACGTGGTTTGGCTACGTTCTGTCAAGGATTTGTAGGCGCTATGGCCGTTCCTGGCCCTGACTGGACGGACTCGTTAAAAATTGGTGCGGTTGCTGCTGTCATTGCTATTGGTAAAGCTATTGCTGCGACTCGTGTGGGCGATTCGCGATCAGGTTCGTTGGTTAGTTGACGTGTCTGAGGAGCAAGAGAACTCCGAGTGGGAAGAGTGGACCGAAGAGTACGGTTATCTTGCTTCTGAGATTTATAACGATATAAAAAGCACTTCACATTTGTTGAATGTGGATGACGGAAATCATGCTAAATGGCATGAGGACTCGTTAGCTGTGATGATTGTGTTGCCGTTTGAGCACGCTATGGCGTTCTCTGCGGAGTCAGAGATCAACGATTTTGAGAACAGTCCTTTGCACAGCCATGTGTTTGCAATAATCAGTGGCCTGATTCTTGCGTCGGCTGATGCAATGGATGACTCAGACTATGAAGTAGATGAGTAGAAAAGTTAAATAGTCTTTGACGATTTGTCGTTTATTTAATGCTCGTTTAAGTTTTCTTAGAATGTAATCACGTTTACGTGCCACTGTTGTCTTGGGTAGCTGAGTTAGTCGTTCGACTTGCCTGAGGCTTAGACGTTCAAATAACAGAGCGTTTAGTAACCAGATCTCTTCGTCGTCTAGATCATCGAAGGCGTCCAGCACGGCTTCTTGTAGCTGCATGCGCTCTTCTTGGGATTCTTCTAGTGCTGCGTGAGGTTCGGCTGCTTGAAGTATTTCTATTTCAGTTTGTTTTTGTTTTGGGGAAACAACTTTCCATGCAAGATCAAGAGGATCAAAGGGAAATTCCTTCTTGACCATACGCCCATGCTATCCCTGCTGGTATGGCGAAATATTCTTTTCTGTTATCTGGAAAAAGTTTTGTTTGTGCTTGAAAGCACAAGTCTCTGATTGTGTGGAATCGGAGAAAAGTATGACGGTCAAATAAAGAATCGTACAAAAACAGTAAGACTTCCATTTGTTCATGCCACCAAGTTAAGGCTTTGAGTTTGTCTACTTTCATATGGATTTCCTGGCTACGCCCAAACCCTTGTACTTCTACTAAATAGTTTTCTGTCAGGTAGTCAGGTGTGTAACAAATTTCGCGAGGAACGTTGTTTAAACGAAAGGGTGGCCTGTTCAGGCCGTAGCGTGCGTAGGGCCACGGTGATACTTCTTCAAACTTGCCTTCGGCTAGGTCGCCCATTTGGTTTAGACGTTCGGAGAAATCTAGGTCTTGGAACTTCATGTTTTTTCCGCCTGTACCCAAACTACATCTCTGTCATTTGGAATAATCCCTGACTTTTGTAAACCGTCAGCAGCTAGCTTGACGTAGTTGTCTAGGTCGCCACGCAGTTTGGTTTTGCCCCAATCTGGTAGCGACGTAATTTTTACGTAAGTGCTTTCGTTTGTGAAATGTAGTTCTAGTTTTACTGGTCCTTCAAAGATGGGTGGGTTGTCGCCTACAGCTTCTACGATACGGTTCTCTGCTTCGACCGTTTCTTTAGGTGTGTAGGCACGTCCGCTACGTGTCATACGTGGACGGCCCTTTGTACGGGGCCGTCCTTCTATGACTAACTCATATGTGTCTAATTGCTCTTTTTTGGGCATCGTCCACTAGCCGTTCCATTTGTCGGTCGCCATCTCGTCGGCCCATAAACTTTGGGCCATCTTCGTACCATTGGCCTAGTCGTGAGTCTAGGTCGTTGGTCCATGACACTACGTCGCCTCGGTCAAATCCTGATTCAAACATGGCTCTTGCGAATCGGTTTAGGAATCCGTGTCGCCCTCGCCCTGCTCCGTGCTGCATGTAGTAGTCCACTGGTCCGTTACGGTACATCATTAACGCCAGTCCTCGTAAGCGTGAACCATCTATTCGCATGAGTGGTTCTTTGCTGTAGTCCCGTGGTGGTGGGATGTCTGGTTCGTGGTCTTGGTATAGCTCTGCTGCCCGTTCTAGTTCTTCTAGTGGGGTTCGTTCTGCTTCGGCTTCTATTATGAAATCCCAAATGTCGTAGGTTTCTCCTGTTTCTGGATTAACCATGACTTGGCGTCCGTAAGGTCGTTCGCCTCCGTAGGGAAGTCGTATGTAGTTTCCTGGGGGTCCGTCTAATGAGTCGGACTTTGGGTATACAGCGTCGTAGTCTCCGCCTGCTAGTTGCATTACTGCTTGTAATGCTTTACGCATTAACGCAACGGGTATCCATTCTTCTGCGAATATCCATACGTGGTAGCCCTTGCTTCGGGATCGTTCTAGCCATGCTGTGATCCCTAATGCTGAGAATAAAGTAACTGCGTTTTTTGCAATTATTTCTGAGTCAACGTCGCCTTCGTCTATGTCGATGGCTCCCCAAGTACACATCCATAGTTCACGTTTCATGTCAGGGTAGATGGGTCTGGCCTTCAAGTCTGACGATGACTGTATGAACCCTGCGGGGCCACCTTCTTGTTTGTGGGGGTCGTAGACCATCGGATAAATTCCGATCATCTCACCGCCGCTCAGGTGGTTCTCAATTAATTCTGTGGAAACGGAGATCCAACGACAGCCACCAACGTCTGTCCCGTACGCATACGGAAAGCCTTGGAATACGTTTTTAAATGCTCCTGCTGCTGCGCTATCCATCGAACGTGCCTTGTTCCCATGTAACTCCTGGCTCTAGGATACGCCCGCTGCTGTCTATAGTGAGGTTTACCTCAGCTTTTTCCCCATCTCCAGCCTTGTTTTTCCACAGGCCAGCAGAAACTTCGTCCTCATAATGAGCACGAGTTTCCTCATCTAGGTTGGTGTCATCCCATCTACGCCATGTTTCAATTAAGAAATGGCTTTCACTTGTGGATGCGTACCTGCCTGCTTCAATGCCGCCAGCTTTGCCACGATTACCTGTACCTCTCCCTGACTGGTGGATAATAACTCCCACTAGTCGCCAGTCTGATACGAGTTGTTTGAACGATTCGATCTTCGCTTGGACGCTGGCTGCGTCACCAGCTTCGCCGCCTCGTATCAGTTCTAGGAAATCGTAAACTAAAACTTCTGGTCGTTTGCCTCCCCACAAAGTGGTGGATGCAATGCGTAACGCTTTGTCTAGATCGTCAACGCTCATGCCAGTAGATTCAAAATGCAAGTTAGTTTCGTCTTGCATGATTTGTTCCACTCGTTCCCACGCTGTGGGATCTTCGCGAATCAATCGACCTACCCATTCTCGTTGATCAAACTCCAACCGAATAGATGAGTACCGTCCCCAAAACATTGTTTCTGTTTCGTCGGGGCTTACCCAAAGGGTGCGATGGTTGCGGTTCTTTGCCACCATGTTCATGGCAAGCAACGTTTTTCCTGTATGCGATCTACCTATTAATGTGACCAGTTGTCCTGGTCTTGCACCTCCGAGTGTGGCCTCGTCAAAGGCTCGTACTCCGAAACTCCATTCGTTGCCAGCACGTAAGTCGTGCTTCATCCGTCGTACTTGTTCCCCTTTAGGGGTAAATAGTCTGCGCAGATCTTGGGCGCTTACACCCTCAATCTCCTGTGGTTCAGCGGCAGGAGGTTCGGGGGCAGGCGCAGTTGCCGCCCCCGAAACGAGTTGCCTCGCCTCCTCCATGCTGATTTCTTTAGGCATCTACGCCGACAAGCCAACCCTGTGGGTCAACTGGTTCGGGTCGTTCAGGCCATGACCAAGAAGTGTTCTTCTGTAGTCCAGCGAAGTAACCGCTCTTGCTTGCAAGAGGATGGTTGCCGTCGCCTTTACCTACATAGGCTTGCCCATCTTCTCCAACGGACAGTCCCTTCTTGAGTTTGAAATCTCCGAGTCCGCACTTTCCAGTTTTCGTTGTCGGGATATCTTTACCTCGCATTGAGTCTGCCCAATAATCCTGAGGAAATTGACGAACCCCTGTTTGAAACAGTTTACGTATTGCTTGGTTGTCCATGAACGCTGAGTCTTTCGACGCATAAACAATTCCTGCATTCTTTTCACTTAGGAATATCTTATGTACCGCATCGTAATCCTCATCGCCTAGGTATTGGCTTTGACCCCGAGGCGTAGTTGTCGCCCCTTGGAATGCTGATTCAACTTTGGCTACGACCGCAGCTTCTACAGCTTGTGCTTCTAGCTGTATCGCTGCTGCTTGGCCTGGAGCGGTTGCTCCTAATTGTGTTTTAACATCCCCAAGAATGTTCGCTAACGCTGACGCATTGTCTGTCAGTGTTGTGAGAATATCCTCATTGGGATCTGTTGCATTAGCTGATACCTGTGCTGCTGTCAGTTCGACAGCACCTTTGAGTATCACCTGTGCTTCTATGCTCGCACGTTCGTGCGGCTCCATTGGCTTCCATGCCATTACTTTGCGCCTCCTATGATTGCGCCTTTACACCGTGTCCACGCTGGACACCATTTCTCAGAGCACCACCAGCCGTCATCACCGAGAGGATATTTAGTCATCTCAGATTCAACGACGTGGCAGAGTCCTAAGACCTTTTGACGTAGCCAGTCTGTGTGGCCTTTGTCTCGTACTAGATCCATGCGACCTACACCCTTCGGGTGCATGACAGCATAGGAAAATTTTGGAATGTCCATAGCCCAGCAGTAGGCCATTGATTGCACATCCCATCGTTCGTATTGCCATTTGTCTCTGCTGTAGTCACGGCTTGGGAACTTCCAGTCCCAAAGCCTGTCCTCTTCTACGAGGTCTATCGTTCCTGAGAAGTTGACAACTCTGTCATCGTCCTCATGGAAAAGTAAATTGAAATATTGTTCGACCTCTACTGGCTGTAATTGTGGCAGCACTTCCGTGCGCCAGTTCTCTATCTTGCGTAGCCCTTCTGCGTATGCGCTCTCACCTGAATAACTGTTCCATACCTGAATCGTCGGTAAGGCTTCCTCCCAGTACATCTCGAAGGAGTCGATCATGTCCTGCTGTGACATCTCTCCGCCTGTCTTACGGGTGTTGAGTGCGTCCTCAGCTACTGCGTGACATGCCGTGCCTAATGTTGCCGCGTCTTTTATTTCTTCGCTTACAAGTTTGAAGATAGTGTTTCGGAATCTTTCTAAACACATATCAGCAGTCTTGATTGTGGACTGCCTCACCCATGTATGCACCCAGCGACCTTCGCTGTCTTTGTGTAAGGGGTATTCGTTCATGTTGTCAGTCTCTCAGTGGGGTAGGACACTGAGTGGTACTAAGTACCCCCCAACCGCCTACCAGTGGTTGGGGGAGACTAAGTAATTACTTAGTATAGCGGACATCTGTTCTAATTCAAACATTACAGTTTCGTTACGACGCAGGTGTTCGCTTTTGTGCTCGCTTTATGGCGGTGCTTGGTGTGTTGTGTTGCCAAGGCTTCCAGTTCTCGTAACGTTCCTTGCATTTGACACACCTACAGCCACCGAGAGCGTAGGTAGCGATGTATCCACACTGCGTAAAATCAGAGCGCTCCCATTCGATGTATTTCCTACCGTCGTATTTAGCCACGATGTCTTTCTATTTCTTCTTTCGTGAACGAGTCATCTTCAAAGATGACAGGGTTATTGCGATTATTCATCGCTCTTTTTTGCCATGCGTCTCGTTCGGCTTTGCTTATTTTTGTTTTTTTCTTCGGCAAGTTCTTTCTCCAAACGCCCTATTTGTGTTTTAAGTTGACGGTTTTTGACCATCAGTTGCGCATATCTGACACGCATATGATGAACAATCGCCGCATCATTAGAGTTTTCTCTTGGTGTGAGTAGCTCTAGGTGTTCAGGATTACAGCATGCTTTGTTATAACACAAGTGATGTACATGCATTCCGTCTGGTGGTAGTTCCCCATTCGCATACACCCACATCATTCGATGGGTTTGTACATTGTTTTTTGTGCCGCATTCAGCAGCTATGACTTTGGAATTAACTAGTCCGTAGCCTGCTTGTAGTTTCGTTCGTTGCCATTCGTAACACCCGTAAGGGGTTATTTTTATGTACCCGTTAGTTGGGTTCATGTAGTGTTCGACTCGTTCTTTGAATGTCATGCGTTGCATGGCGTTCAAAGGGATGTCTGTTCTTGGGTCTTTATGTTTTTTGTAGTGTCTGTAGTGACCAAAACACAAAGCTATTTTCCCATCGACAGAACCCAGGCCACCAAATGGTTGAAGTGTTCTGCGGGTACTTGTGCATTTTGAGCCGTCTGGCATGATGGCCCAGCATTCGCCACGTGCTAACCATTCTGTTTCTCCTCGCCTTTTCATGCTGCTTTTCGTTTCAATCGTTTTATTTCAGCTTTAAGTTCAGCAATTTCTTCTCGTAAAGCCTTAACTCTGCACGCTTCTGAATTGTTTTCTGTGTACGTAATGTTTTCCAAATGGTCAACGTTCACACACGCTCTTTCCCCACAGATATGGTGTATCTGGTTTCCTTCAGGGATAGTTTCATTGTTGGCTACTTCCCAGACTTTTCGGTGAGCGGCTACCCGAGTCGTTTCTCCACCATCTTTTGCTATGGAAATAGATCCATAACCCGCGCCTGTTTTAGTGTGTTGCCAAACTAAACAACCTTTTTTGTTTGGTTTCACGTACCCATTTTGGGGATCTAAATAGAAAGCAATAATTTCAGGCCAGTCCAAATTAAACAAAGTAGGCCGCAATTTTTTACCTGCTTCAAAAGTTTTATTTTTGGCCCATCTTGCTGCGTGAGCATCACAAACCGCGCCGTATTCGATTGACTTTGGGTCAAACTTTAAAGGATTTCTAAGCCCTACATATCCTTTTTCTGTGGTTCGCCCACAGAGGGTTCCTTTGGAATCCATAGGCACCATGCAAGTGCTATTGCGTGGCAAAGCTCCAACCAACGGAACATCAGCACACACATCTCCATATTTTTTTAATCGTCTGGAATGACCAGAACAATAATCGTCGGTCTGTATGCGTTGCCTAAATAGACAACCTTGAACTATGCAGTCTTTATATTTTCGTTCTTTAATCAATTGGGTTTTGCTACCCATACAGCAACGCCGATCCTGGTGTTTTTTAGCAGCACGGCGGGCGTTCCCAGGCAAGATATACCTTGGTTCCTTACAACGAGCACACTCCACATACCACGGTGTTTGCGAATTTCCGCTGTATGGCTCTAACGGAATGTATTCAAATTCCCGTATCTCTTTGTCAGCTTCTTCTAACGTTTTTTTAATTGCCATTTACTTGTACCTCCCACAAGTCCATAAATCCCATTTAGCTTTTGTATGTTCCACAATGTGGAACGCAAACCGAGTTGATTGCTCAACCTCGTAACGCTTATGCCAGTGATCTTCAAACACATGGCCCCAATAGTTTTCATTTATTTGAAACAGTCCGTGATCTACCCCGTTGTAGGCACGGGGATTGTGTAGTGACTCGCACCACGCAATCCCCAACGCCCTCACACAATCGTCTGCGAAATACTCGCATACGATTGGAGCAACAGGCTCAGGAACCTCATGGCTAATCGAAGTAAAATCTAAGATTCGCCATATGACCAGCCAAAGATTCATTAACCGAGAACTTCCTCGGTTATACGACGCTCAAGCTCGCCGCCTGTGCCGCAAGCCTTAAGCAGCATTGCGTATTCGTCAGGCCGTGGGAACCACTGCTCAAACATGACAGCCCAGACTGCACCCATCGCATGAAGCGACTGGCGAGAAAAGCCAGAATGATGACCGTTGTACGTAGACGCTTTGCAATGTGTCTTGAAATCAGGGTAATCAATGTTCTCAGCACGATTGGAAACGTAGTTCACCCAATCTTGTTGAGGGACAGACACCCTGACAGGGTAGTCACGTTCTGGCGTAACCTGAATTTGATCGAAAGGCACGGTGCATCGGACACAAAAACGCATGATTGAGCGTTCGTCACGACCACGTACAAGTACGTTGCCTTCGTTTTCTGTATCTGCAACGGTTGAAAAGAAACCGTCGTCATTAAATATCCACATAAGAACCTCCAATGGTTTGTGGTTTGATTTGATTTACATATTCCTCAGGTGCATTGCACCCTCATAAATGAGGGGTGCAATGCACCGAGGTGTTGGGGACAGGGAGGTCAGGAGGGAGGTATACCCGAAGGTATCACCTGACCTCCCCAGACCTAGCCTACCGTTACGCACCCACCAGCAGTTGCTCTCGCAGATATTGTTCTGCCGCATCAGCTATAGGTGTGCTTCTATCCAAGACTTTCTCAAATCCTTTCTGCTTTGCAGCAGTCGTAGACTTGAAGCCTTGGTTGATTCGGTGCTGTTCAGCACCCTGGAATGCGTTGTATGCGAGCCATCCATTACCCCAGTCACCATTAGTTTCTTGTGACCAAGCGTTTAGGATCGCATGACGCTTCGCTTCTATAGCGTTCTTGGTTTTGGTTGCCGCATCCTCTTCTGCCTCTGGCAAAAGAGTGTTAAGCATCCGATAGAACGCAGTATCACTAAGCGTTGAGCTAGACAACTGGCGTGCAAAGGTGACAAGACTGTCACTATTCACCTTGCTTGCCTCTAACAACGCAGACCGTAAGGTCAGCAAGTCATCGTGGTTCTTAGTTGACTTAACTTGGATCAGTCCCTTGGACAGATCCAACATGTTCAAGCAACTAACACGTTCACCTACAGCGTTGATTGTTGTCTTAGCTTGTCCATTTAAGGACGAGCTAGTGATTATTACAGGCAGAATATCGTCACCTTCCATAACTTCGATCGGATCTCCGATCTGTTGGGTGATGGCAATACGCTCACCTTTACCGAACACAGTGATGTCTGTGCAACTATTAGGAAACATAGTTTCCATAGTTTCAAAGACGTGCTTGTATCCGTCACGTTGAGGGTACCGACCCGAATGCAACCCGAGGTCTACGCTAGGCACACCGTCTGTACGAAGAACATACAGATTCAAAGCGTCGCCACGCTTGTTACCTTTCAGGTATTCAGGGGTCTTAAGCTCACCTGTTATAGGGCATGTGTATTGCGATGCCACATATTCGACAGGGAAATCAGCATGTACCTCTGATGCAACGTCTACGACGTTGCGTCCGTGTTCAGCTACCTCTTTGGTCAACCAATCGTGACCTTCGTGGTAGTTAACGGTTTCTATTGTCATGTAAACACACCTCCATGTGTATTTGTTAATTGATTTATTCACTATACCGAGTGGGTAGGACACTCACTCAGATCTTTTCAAATTTTGTCGGGAGGGGCGGCCCGCTGAACGGTTATCCGCCACTCTTCTAGCTACCCGCCGCTTGGTACCAAGCTCGGACACCCGATATTCGACAACTTAATGTCACAACCAAGTGTTCGCCATTTCTGACGCTAGAAAATACTTCTGGTGTCCACTTAATGTCTCCAGACGTTCTCCCGATAGTGGAATGTCAGGGATTTGCACCCCAATGCCAGAACCCTCCGAGGAGCTACCTCAGATTCCTAGGACCGTTCGCCCCAGCATTTACTTGCAAGCCGCAGGTATACGACACGTTATCCCGCCCTTTACTGTTCCCCTTCAACTTCTGGTCCTCAACGCATGGCCCTACAAGATCTTTCGACCGTCAGGCATGGCGTGTATGGACCTCAACTTATTGAGGTATTTTCCCCCTAGCAACTCGCCTCCGACTTCTCGGCTAGTTGTGCGCTAGCTAGGGTTTATTCGCTCGCTACATTCCTTATGTTGTGGGTGTATTTAACCCCTCAAACTAGAGGGGGTTAAATACACTCAACTTCTCAATCACCAGCAGCAACACCTACCAGACACTCATTCATAGCGATAACAGCATCGTCGTACGTGTCGTATTTCCTAGACATAGTCGTATACATTGACGTGCCATCATTATCACTCGTAGAACCTGGGTCTACAGTCACCTGAAAGAAAAACCAATCACGATCTTCCATCTTGGATACAGATGCCGCCGTCACATAAGGCTTGTCGTAGACATGCCCCAGAGTCTGGTTAATTGTTTTTGTTGTTGTCATATCCGACCTCCCCGTCGGTTTAGTTGTGGGAGTATGTAACCCCTCATAAATGAGGGGGTTACATACACCCAACTGTTTACTTTCGCTCGGCATCAAGCCGAGCCTGCCACCAAGCAGCCCACTCAGCTTCAGCACGAACCTGTTTAGCCTTACGATCTGCCTGTAAGCGCTCCCATCTCGCTAACAGCAACATATGTGCCCAAGCGATAGCGAACCCAAACAACAGGTACGATTCCGCAGGAATATCAGGCATTACGCATTCACCTGCCAGTACTCACGAATGTTCTCCAAAGCCTCCACATCCTCAGGATGCCAAGTATCTCCAGATACTTTGAACTCGTCCTCTAACTCTGAAAGAGTTCCCTCGTGGCCCTCATAGCCAAGGTAATAGAACGACACTAGATGACCGTCCTCTAGGACGGCAGTCTGGTAAGCCTCATTGCTGAGGAACACATAGCCGCTATGAGTATTAAACATGGGCCGCACAATGTCTGACTCAAAGTCAGACGGCAACCCACACATATCCCATGCCGTAAGCAAATCAGCAAGAATCCGTCGCTCTCGGGCACCAAACCGACCTATGTCGGTAGTAACAATATCATCATGCATTTCTCGGACCTCCCTCGATCCAATAGGTGGGAGTATTTAACCCCTCATAAATGAGGGGGTTAAATACACCCAACGTTTACACTTCCTCGGTCAGAATCCAAGTCGAACGAACGTCATACTTAGATGTGAACACACCAGCCTCAAGCAACTCGTTGCCTAAGTCGTAACGCCGACGAGTGAACCTCGAACGATCGTTAAACGCATTCTTAGCGTCCTTTGCCAGACAGTAAACCGCTTCAGCGGTTTGCGCATCCAAAAAAGCCCGAACCAAATTCATATCAGCACCGTCCAAAGGACGAAACCTGGCCTCCACAGTGGCACCCATACCAACGAGGTCGCCACCTACAGCGTAAAGTGCTGCACCCTCTATCCAGTTGCTCATAATTTGCGGCCTCCCTGCCGCTTAGTTGTGGGAGTATTTAACCCCTCATAAATGAGGGGGTTAAATACACCCAATCCAGCAGTTAGCTGATCTAACCCTCCAAGCCCTAAGGCTTGGAAGGAAAGACCAAACAACGCTGTAAGCGTTAAATTCCAAATCTTTCACTAGAAAACAAAGACTCAACCTCTAAAGCCGAAGAGATATTAGGAGCTAACTGAGCCACCAAATCTATGATTTGATTTGCAGTTAAATGCATAGTGACTTTAGAAACCGACCGCTCAATTCCGTCGGAATTCAAAACACGATCATCGACACAATCTGCTCTAAGAGCAGTGAACTCAAAGTACTTCATCAGAATACCTCCAACTCTCCAATGGAATCGAGATACCTCTCGATATCATCCAAACCTCTCCTAATTTCAGGAGCAGTATTTCCAGCTTGAATCTGCTGAAGCAGCATTAATCTCATATTTTTATAACCATCCAAAGATGGTTCTAAACTGATATAACTAATTTCTTCACTTGCCATTCCGATACCTCCATCGAAAATTTGGTTTGGGGTTTTCTCTCCCCTCGAAAAGAGGGGGGAGAGAAAACTCTTTCAAAGAGAATCAAGCTACTTTCAGAACCCCAACAGCAAGAACCGAAGGGTTGCCACGAAGTGGCAGCGGTCCGATATTTGCCACCACCAACAGCAAATTACAGAGTAATTCTGGGCCGAGAACTAGTACAAAGTACTAGATTTCACTTAGTACAGAGTACTAAGTGCGGCGGCGGTCCACCGAACTGCCTCAGCTTGCCTACGGCAAGCCGTGCGCACCCACCCCCCTGTGGGGGGGTGCCCCCTCGCGCATGTATATGTATAGATATCCATTTAGAATGCGTTCTGTTTTTAAAACTTGGCGGAAGTTTGGTTCTCTGTGTGTTAGGTCTGTTCCGTTTGTCGCTGTATGCGCCAAAGTACTTAGTTCCTAGTACTAAGTGTCAATCTCCATCCCTGGGGGGTATGGAGATTGGTACTAAGTAATTACTTAGTATAGGGGGTGAGTGTCCCGTTTTATTTGGGGTGTGTTGTTGTTTGTAATGTAACTGTCATATTCTAGTTAGGTGTCTGTTTGGGACATCTGATCTATGGTGGTAGTACGCAAAGCAAGGAGCGCATACATGCCACAGAATGGTGGAGGCCGAGGCTGGGCCTGGGACGACGACTCTAATGAGAAAGTGATGCCTGACACTTGGAAGGCGTTACTAGAGTGGTTGTTGTTGGGGCCTGAGAGGTCACCTAAGACTCAGAAGGAGTGGGCGGTCGAACAAGACATCCATCAGGATTCTGTTCGCCGCATAAAAAGAGATCCACGGTTCATTCGTGAGTGGGATCGTCGTGCAGCAGAACTGAACATCAACCCTGAACGTGTTCAGAGCGTTATTGATGCTCTTTGGCAGCAGGCTGCCAGTGGTGATGTGAAGGCTGCGTCTTTGTATTTGCAATACATTGAAAAGTTTACGCCGAAGCGTAAAGTGGTTATGGAAGATGAGCGGGACGTTTCTTCCTTTAGTGATGACGAGCTTGCTTCGTTGTTGGAAGAGGAAGTGGCTTCCCTGCGATTGATTAAGGGTGGTTTGGAAGATGCCTAAGGTTGGCAAGAAACACTATTCATATACGTCTAAGGGTCGGGCTGCGGCTGCTAAAGAGGCGAAGCGTACTGGTAAGAAGGTTACGAATAAGCGGAAAAAGCGTTAATGGCTAAGAAACCTGGGTTGTATGCAAATATTCATGCAAAGCGGAAGCGTATTAAGGCTGGTAGTGGGGAGCGTATGAGGAAGCCTGGTGCTAAGGGTGCGCCTACAGCTAAGGCTTTTAAGCAATCTGCTAAGACTGCGAAGAAAAGGAAGCGATAGTGGCATCTAAACCTGATCCTCGGTTGAAGCGTGCTGGTGTTTCTGGCTATAACAAGCCGAAACGTACGCCTAAACATGCAACGAAGTCGCATGTTGTTGTGGCTAAGGACGGAAATCAGATTAAAACGATTCGTTTTGGTCAGCAGGGTAAGACTGGGGATAAGGGTAATACGGCTCGTTCTAGGTCTTTTAAGGCTCGTCACGCTAAGAATATTAAAAAAGGAAAGATGTCTGCTGCGTATTGGGCAAACAGGGTGAAATGGTGACAGAACTGCAAGATTTACGTGACGATGGAATGTGGATGCAACTAGAGGAGATGGGCGAACGCCCTGATTTGTTGCGTGATCCTTTCGAGGATGATGAACCATTGGAGTGTGGTTTGGATACCCCTGAGGTGTGTGAATCTTGCCAATAGGGGGCGGTTATGGAAATAGAGGATGTTGCAGAGAAGGCGACGATTTGGTCGGATGCGATCAAGAAGATTGTTGCGGCGATTACTGCTGCTGCGGTGGCGTTGATTGCGGCTGTAAGCGGCGTTTCAATGTTGTGGTCGGACGATGAGGAGCCTGCGCCTGTAGTTAGGACGGATTTGGTTCCTGGGTATGGGCCTCAGTGTTCGCAGCTTTACAATACGATTGAGCACACTTGGACTGAAGCGCAGTGGTCTGTGTGGGAGTCGTTGCGTAAGGACATGAATTGTTAGATGAGTCGATTAACTGAGTTACGGCAAGAAGCTGAATGGCGGAAGTGTGTCAGAAGTGAGAAGTATTTTCTTGAGAATTATTGGTACATTGCTCACCCTGCTCACGGTCGTATTCTTTTTTCTTTACGTAAAGCTCAGGAAACGGCTCTCAAAGAGTGGGCAGAAAATAGATATTCGCTTACACTGAAAGCTAGACAGATTGGGTGGACAACGCTGGTTGCTGCTCACCAGTTTTGGCTGGCGTTTTTTCATTCCGATCAAAACATTATTGACCTCTCTCGTACTGAGAGAGAGTCAGTTTTGTTGTTGAAAAAAACAAAGTATGGGGCAAAGCATTTGCCAGATTGGATGATAAATCGTGGACCTAAGTCCTTGGTCGAACACCAGCAAAGAATGGCTTTTGACAATGGATCGCAAATCGTTTCGATGCCTTCAGCGAGCGACCCTGCTCGTGGAGAATCGGCCAGCCTCGTCGTGGTTGACGAATGGGCTTTCTTACCTTCACCAGAGGACGCATGGGCCAGTATTGAACCTGTAGCTGATGTGGGTGGCCGTATTATTGGGTTAAGTACGGCGAATGGGTCTGGTAACTTTTTTCATCATTTGTGGACTGGTGCTACTACGGGGAATAACAAGTTTTCGCCTATGTTTTTTCCGTGGAGTGCTACGGGGGATAGGGATGAGTCTTGGTATGAATCAAAGCGTGATTCGATGCTCCCGTGGCAGTTGGCTCAGGAATACCCGACCACCCCCGAAGAGGCTTTTATTCGTTCGGGAAATCCTGTGTTTGATTTGGATGTTCTTGACGCTATGCAGATGCATGTGGAAGCTGGTCGTTACGGCTATCTTTACGAGATCCAGCCGAAAGTCTTGGAGTTTAGATGCTAACTGTGTGGCAGGAACCAGAGCGGTGGGGGGGATACGTCCTTGGCGTGGACACGGCTGAAGGTTTAGGTCATGGTGATTATTCGTGTATTCAGGTATTGGATGCGAGAGAAGGCACGCAGGTTGCGGTGTGGCACGGTCATATCCCGCCTGATGAGTTGGCATACGAGGTACATAACCTTGGAATTTGGTACGGCAATGCTTTGTGTTGTGTGGAGTCCAATAACCACGGGTTGACTACGATTACGCAGTTACGTCAGTTGGGTTACCCGAACATGTTTCGACGTAGGTCGTTGAATAGTCAAACAAATCGTATGTCGCAGGAATTTGGGTGGAAAACTACACGTACGTCTAAGCCGTTAATGATTGACGATTTGTCTATGGCTTTGCGTAACGATGAGTTACTTATTAAAGATCAGCACACTATTGCTGAATTGCGTACTTATGTGCGTAATGAACGTGGCGGCATGTCGGGTTCTCCGCATGATGACCGTGTTATGGCGTTGGCGTTAGCTAACCAAATGCGTAAGTATGCGTTTGTTCCTGAGTACGTTCAGGAAGTGGATGATATGTGGACGTTTGATTGGTGGATGCGTAAAGCCAACAAACATGAGCCTGTAGGCGATACGATTGGCTTGAACACTATCCGTGGGACAACTTAAATATGTCTTTAGGCATATGTCTATGATTGGAGTGGCCGATAATGGCTAACAAATACAATGCATCGGGAATGGGCGAAACAATGCGCATTAACCATGCACAACTTTATAATGGACCTCCCGCCGAAGGCGGTTCGCAACCATCAGAACCTCGTTTTACTGGGGACCTAGATCAAGCGCAGCCTGGTGACATGGGCGCTGGTGTTACTCCTCGTGAAACACCAATGAACCAACACGGAACTACAGGCACGGTTGCACCTTCAGCTAAACAGCCTGACGGCGCTGTACAAAGCACCTGAAAATGGCGGTCCTCCCAGATGGGGCGACCTTTGAAGAGTTCACCCAATACGTTCTTGAACGTCGTGGGCAAGTTCCTTTGCAGGAGCTTAAAGAACTTTATGAGCGTCGTTTGAAACTTAAATCAATATCCATTGCTACGGGAGAGACAATTCGCGCAATGTTGCCTCGTGAGGAACAACATCTCACTATGAGGGAACGAGAACAAAAAGTGCTAGCAGAGGCTCGTGCGGCTGGACACACCCCCGAGCGAGCTTAAAAGTTGGGTTGAATAATGGCACGGATGACGAAAGCTGACCGTTTCTCTCAAACTAAAGAGAGATTAGATAACACTTACAGGTGGCGTAGCGAAGAAGGCTACGACGCTAAGTGGCATCGAATGATTGACCTTTACAGAGGTAAAACATTTGGTGGTACTGGTGGAGGTTATGAAGGAAATGTGGGTTATGACCGCATTTCTGTCAATATGGCTTTCTCTACCGTTAACGTGATCTCTCCGAGCGTTGCGGTAAACCATCCGAAGATAACTGTTACAGCAAACAAAGAGGGTGACGAATCACGAGCCGTTTTTGTAGAGGCAGTTATAAATTATTTGTGGAGACATCACGACTATCGGAAACCATTTCGGCGGGCAGTTAAGGACTTTCTTATCATCGGACACGGCTGGCTTAAAGTCGGTTGGCGGTTCGTTGAAGAAGAACGAGAATTAACTCCCGCTGAAATGGCGGAAGAATACAATCGAGCAACTCTAGAAGTAGACCAGTTCGCTTACGACAACCCTGAAATGGTAAACGATTTACCGTCAGATCAGGATGTCATGGATGCTATTCCATCTAGAAAGATGGAAGTTGTTGAAGATCAAGCGTTCGTAGAGCGCATTAGCCCGTTCGATATGCTTATCGACCCTGAAGCTACATGTATGGATGATGCTCGTTGGATTGCTCAACGTATTGTGCGTCCACTTGCAGAAGTTAAAAAAGATAAAAGGTTTAAGCGTTCAACACGTCAAGATCTTGTAGCTGATTCTGGTGTGCGTTACCGCTGGGATGGCGACGATGAACGTGAAATGTATAACGAAGTAACTGCAAGAGTTACGTTGTACGAATTTTATGATCTTGAAGATGGCACTATTTCGGTGTGTGCGGAAAGCGGTGACGATTACCTGCTTGACCCAACACCAATGCCGTATCACTTTGGTCACCCATTTGTAATGATGCGGAACTACGACGTTCCTGACATGTTCTATCCAATGGGTGACCTTGAAGCTATCGAATCGCTTCAAGAAGAACTAAACAAAACTCGTTCACAAATGGTGAACCACAGGAAACGTTACGCACGAAAGTACTTGTATCACGAACGTTCGTTTGGGCCTGAAGGCCGTGAAGCATTGGAATCTGACGAAGATGGACGTTTTGTTCCTGTTATCGACGAGAACCGTGACCTTGCGGGAGTGGTCCAACCATTACCGCAGGTCCCTCTTGCCCCCGAAATGTACAACCACTCCAACATTATCGAAGGGGATATCAACACTGTAAGCGGCGTATCTGAATATGCCCGTGGGCAAATGCCCGAAACTCGTCGTACTGCAACAGAAGCCAGCATCATTGTTGATGCGGGCAATGCTCGTGCTGCTGACAAACTTGCAATAGTAGAAATTTCTATTTCAGAAACAGCACGCATGGTCATGCAACTAATGATGCAGTACATGACCGACGCACAAATGGTGCGCATCACAGGCAAAAATGACGAAAAGTTTTTTGTCGCTTACACCCGTGATGACATTATCGGAGAATTTGATTTCTCTGTAGAAGGCGGCTCTACACAACCGTTTAACGAAACCGCTCGCCGTCAACAAGCAATTTCTTTGCTAAACGCTATGGGTCCTTTGATTGGCACAGTTGTTGATCCTACGGAAATAGCAAAACATGTGTTGTCTTATGGGTTTGGGATTAATGACCCTGATCGTTACATAATTCAACAACAAACTCCTCTTGACGCTCAAGCTGCGCAAGAGGAATCTGGGGGAGTAGCTGATCCTTTTGGAGCGCCTCCAATGTCGCAAGGCGGCATGGGACCAGGACCAATCCCTACACAAGTTTTTGAAGGCACAGGCGGAGTACCACCCGAACTGATAAGTCAACTCCAAAACCAAATGGGTGTAGAGTTGCCGAACATGCAGTAATGGGACACTTTTATGTGTCATATAGGAACACCCGAAAGGATTCCTGATGGATGAAAACACAGCTTTGGGACTGGATACCAGCAACCCAAGCGAATCAAGTGAAGATAACGGCCCTTCTTATACGGTCACCATTGATGGTGAACAAATGGATGTGTCGCAATCTGAACTTATTAATGGCTACCAACGCCAAGCGGATTACACACGTAAAACGCAAGAGTTGGCAACTGAACGCGAAAGATTGGCTCAAGGCGAGGCAATCGTCCAAGCTCTGGAGTCTGACCCTGAAAGCGCTGTATCGGCTTTAGCTGATGCTTTTGGGATCAGAATGGGCAACCAAGCTTCTGTTCCCCAAGAGGAAATGGAAGAACTGGACCCAGAAGAAACCAGACTTCGACGGATTGAGTCGGCCATTGAAGAACAAGATCGCATACAGAGACAGCAGAATTTGCAGAAAGAAATGAATACGCTGCGAGACAAATATCAAGCTGACATAGATGAGAATGCTTTGTATTCTCATGCTTTGAAACACAATATTGGAAACTTAGATGCTGCTTATACTCATATGACTTATGAGGATTTGCAAAGCAAAGCTAAGAACTCTGACATTTTGGAAGAAAAGCGTGCAGCCTCAGTTGTTGAGGATGGGTCAGGTGCGACTGAAGGCGCTATCAGTCGTGATTTTAATAAAGCAGTTACTTCACTTCGAGATGCATTTGATCTGGCAAAACAAGAATTAGCCCAATAAAACTTTAGGAGTATCAAATGGCTGCGGGAAACAGCGATTTTAATGAGATTCTCTCTACGACTCTCAAAAACTACGTACCTAAATTGGCTGACAACGTTTTTACGGCTCGTCCTCTGTTCTATGCGCTTACCAATGGTCAGACCATTAGGCGCATAAACGGCGGTGCCAAAATTGTTGTTCCAATTATTTATGGTACAAACTCAACTGCTGGTTCATACAGCGGTTCTGACACTATTGACACGACTGCTCAGACAGGAATCACTGCTGCTGAGTACGACTGGAAACAGTATGCAGCAACCGTGACTATCACTGGCATTGAGGAAGCTAAAAACAATGGCGAAGCAGCAATAATCGACCTTCTTGAAGGCAAGATTATGCAAGCAGAGCAGACCATTATTCAAAACATGAACACCATGTTCTATAGCAATGGTGCGGGTAACGGCGGAAAAGACTTCCTTGGTCTTAACGGCCTTGTTGGAGTAGGTAACGACTCTGGTAGCGCTATTGGCGGTATCGACGCTACTGATGCTGACAACTCGTGGTGGCGTTCGAGTCTCACCGACCAAGGTGGCGCTCTTACTTTGGCTGCTATGTCAACCATGTACAACAATGTTTCAGTTGGTAATGACCAACCGACCATTATCATTACGGATCAAGACGAATACGAAAAGTATGAAGCCTTGCTCCAGCCGAACCTTCGGTACACAAGCGCTGACGTTGCCGACGCAGGATTCCAGAACCTCCTTTTTAAGGGAGCACCAGTGACCTACGACAGTGACACGAACCTAGAT